ATATTGTCAGGGGCATTACCCGAATATTTTTTCAGCATCTCTCCGAATATTGCAGTTGACTGCAATTCGCCGTTCATCAGCATATCCAGCTCATTCTTGGTGCATATCTTTATTCTGATTTTACCACACAAAGATACTGCGGTAATATCAAGCTGCGAAAAGTACGCCGCCGCACCTGTCAACTTTTTGCTCACCTTACAGCCTCCTATCTGTATATTTTCAGTTTCGGGAGTACTATGCCCGAACTTTTTTTCTTATCGTATTTTTCAAGCATGGGCGCAACGGTCATAGCCGCAAACAGTGCCATAGCACCATCAGTCTTTCGGCTCTTGCCCTCTATCTTCTCAAAGGTCGTGTTGCCCTTGCTATCCACCACACGCTTTACGTTGTTTAGGTACCAGCGCATTATCATGCTGTCACCGCAGTAAAACATACGCCTGTTGAGGTCGAGGGTGATGTCGGGTGCAGCCTTTGCAAGGTCAGAGGGACGGGTAAAATATATATGCCCCGTGTCTTCTCCGTAATGGTTTGCCGCCTTTCTCGCCTCTCCCGTTATGCCCAGTATCTGTTCAGCGTTCCTCTTCATGTAGGGAAATCTGTAGCTGTCCGCCGCTCCCGCAAGCACTCTCTGATTTTTTGTCTCTTCCTTTATCCACAGAAACGGAAGCTCCGAGCCTATCTCCGAACCCTTGACCATCTCAGCTTCCCCACGGGCAACAGCCTCCATGTACGGAAAGTTTATCCTGGGCAGGTCACGGCTCTGCTCGCATATCCATGTTTTCTGCCTTACGTAATATATCCCGTCAATAAGATTTACGATCACCGCCGACATAAAGTCATCTACAAGGCTGTAGTCCACCGCAATGATACATGGGCGCTTCAATACCTCAGGTATCTCCGAGGGCATAGCCCCACGGCAGCAGGCTTGTATGTTCTCCCAGCCCGTCACCGCTCCCTCACGTACACCGTCAGGGCAGTTGCAGCGCTTTACCGCAAATGCCCTCTTGCGTATAGGGTCTTCCTTGTACTCTATGTAGTCACGCATCATCTGCTCCCTCAGCACAGGAAACTCGTCAAGGCTGGGCACCGCCATTATCCAGTTGTCGGGGTCATCTATCTCCGAAAGCTCCATGTGGCACATAAAGGGCAAAAATCCGTTGTCGGGGCGGTCTCCTCTGAGTATAGCCCTCGCCACTTCCTTTTTTGCGTCAAGTACACCGTCCCTCACCTCTCCGTCTGTGCTTGTGTACAGCTTTCGGGGGTCACGCACCTTGCCGAGGCCGCCCTCCGCAACGTCTATCAGGTCGGAATTTTCAAAAACGTGTATCTCGTCAAAATTCACCTTTCCCGGCCGTCCGCCGTCCTTGGTCTTTGGGGCGGACGTGTGGTATGTCCATACACTCTTCGTCTTTGTGCAGGTTATCTTCTCCATGTTCCAGGAATAAAAGCGCGAAAGCTTGGACTTGTGCTCTTCCAGAACATCGTTGCGCACCTCCTCAAAACTGGTCTTGGCGTTGTCCTCAGCCGCCGCAAAGGACTGTATATTGTAATTCCTTATGCCGTTTGCGGGGGAAAGAAGCGCAAAATCTTCAAAGCTCACATATCCGTTCTTTCCCGACCCACGCCCCATGTATCCCAACATATCGGGCCACCTCGGCATCCCGTCCGCACGGTATGTGCAGCAGTGGAGCACAAAGCAGAATTTCTCCCAGTCAAAAAGCTCATATCTGAAATATTTCTGCAAGCCAAAATATTTATCAACACTCAGCTCGTCAATGTGTATGTCCTCTTCTTCAAAAGCACGCAGAACCAGCCTGCACAGCTGCTTCTGCTCCTCGCAGCTGCGTATCTCCTCGCCAAGTATCTTGTCACAGTACCGTTTTACGTATTTCATGCCATTTCATCACCTCGTATCATTTCTTTTGTGTACTCCTTTCATTTTGTGCAATGCGCACAAAATACGCATATAATATTATACATCATTTTCTCCTCGATCTATTGACAAATACGCATAAAAGGCGTATAATCTATAATAGAAGGAGGGAGAAAATGAAAAGGCGGGAATTGATAAAGCTTCTTGAAAAGAACGGCTGGGAGTTCAGAAGATGCGGCGGAAATCACGATGTTTACACCAAAGGCAAGGAAGCTGAGGCAATACCGAGACACGCCGAGATCAACGAGAACCTCGCAAAAGCAATAATCAAACGCAGAAACCTAAAATAGCGAACGGGGAGCAAAGCTCCCCCAAAAGCTGTTTTCAAATATACCAAAAGGAGTGCTGACCATATGAAAACCTGTTATCCTGTAATACTCACCAAATGCGATGACGGAAGCGGCTACCTTGTAACTATCCCCGACTTCGATAATAACACTTTCGGCGAGACCGTTCCCGAAGCCATTGAAATGGCAAGAGATGCCATAAATCTTCTTTGCGTGACCTATGAAGATGACAAGCGTGAGCTTCCCGCTCCCTCGGATATCACCGCACTTAACTGTGCCGCAAATGAGATCAAGACCCTTGTCGATGCAGACCCCGACGCTTACCGCCGTATGCTCGATAACCGCAGTGTCAAGAAAAACTGCACTATTCCGTCATGGCTGAACGAAAAAGCCGAACAGGCAAATATAAACTTCTCCGCCGTTTTGCAGGAAGCCCTCAAAGAAAAATTGCACCTTGCCTGATGCGCTTTTCCCCGCAGATGCTTTATGTGTCTGCGGGGATTTTTTTGTCTGCTTTATCGCTGTGTCTGCGCCGCCTTTATCCTCATGTACCTGCTTGCCGAGGAGCGTATAGCCTCCTTGCTGCGCCCCATTTCCGCTCCCACCTGCGCCCACGTCAGCCCCGAGCGGTGAAGCTCTACGGCACGTTCAAGCTCGGCAGTGGAATAGGGCATATGGCGCTGACCGCTTTTCTCGGCTATCTCTGTTATCTTTACACGCTGACCGCAGTGCATGCAGAATTTTGATGCCAGGGGTATCTTCCCGCCGCAGGCAGGGCACCGGGCATTCCTGCCGACCCTGACCGTCTCCCTTTCAGCAGCCCTGCCGATAAGTGCAGTCATACACGCCAGCTTGTCTCCCGGTATATCCCTTCTGCTCTCCAGCCATACCCTGCACGACCTGAGCATACTCGGTCTTGTTTCACTCATCGCTCTTGCCTCCGTCCATTTTCGCCCCGCAGTTTCCGCAATAGCTCAGAAATTCGCCTAATAGCATTCCGCACTCTGAACAGTACGGGTCTTTGGATAAATATCTTTCGTCAACTATTGCAATATGCTTGCAGGGCATTTGCTGCTCGATGTAAATGGATTTAATTTCCTGCAGGCATTTTCTCCTCCTGATACCGCCTTTGTGATATTCTTTCCACACGATATGCCCATGCTTCACAGGTGCGACATCGGCGGCAGGCAATTTGTATATAGCGCTGCCAACAATATCAACAGTGCCGCTGTGGGAACCGAGTGTACCGCCGTGCGTACAGCCGTAATCATCAATTATTTTCATAACAGCTTCACGCTCTATGTATTCTTTTTCAGCCATTGTCAGCCCTCCTCGCTCTGCAAAACGCCCACACTGGGCAGCAGCCTTTCGGGCAATTTTTGCCTATATCCAGCCACCAAGCGTTACGTGGTTTGGCACAAGGGTCATCAGGGTCAGTCCCAAAGCCAAAACGGACGTATCCGTCAAACACAGTTACTTCGTCCTCACCCAATTCACGCTTAGCGATTTCAATGGCTTCCTGCTCGGTGTAACGCTCCTTGCTCACAGCAACGGGATAATCTCCCGTAAATGCGTCAAAATCAAATTTACTCATTACCATTACTCCTTTCTTCAACATAGCGCCAGCTCTGAGGCGGGCGCACAATCTTAACCGGCTTCAGCCCAAATCGTGTCTCACGCAGTCCGACAAAATTGCTCAGTGCGCAAGGCTCATCGTACGTTTTAAGGTCAGATATGCTCCAAAGATACACAGTTTTGTCCGCTGAATACTCAAAGTATTCCTCACGGGTCATACAGGATTGAGCATAAAGCGCAGGAGCGTTAAAAATGGTGTTTGAGTGTAATATTTCAATATCGCTGCATACAAACTCGCCTATAATCCTGCCGTTTCCGACTTTGTCAAACGCATTGTGACTACGATCATCGACATATGAGTACCGCT